GTTGTCCATAAACGTCCTACTATCGAAGGTCAGCTCCAAGCTGGCACCTTGTGATCTTTTCCATTATCTTTGTGGGGGATCAAGTACATGTCTATATGTATGAAGAGGTGTTGGCACTATTTGGAGAAAGTTGATTACTTTCACATACCAAGACACCAAGCCAGAGCATTCGTACGGCAAGTCTCTCTTTGGAAGCAGAATTGCGGAAAAAGGTGGGTTGCTAAACGGATTAAGACACTGTACGATTTATTGACACTGAGTTATGCCAGTAAATGGCATTGTTCACAGCGTCCTGAGATATCAATGCGTTTCCGCATGGTTGGTGGGCAATTAATTCCTCGCAATGCTGCAGGTCCTTTATTCATTTATGCAATGAAAAGTACTCAAAACTTTATCAAGGTCTTAAACTTATTTAGGATTTATACGCATTTTATTTCACAACCAAACGATGAGGATATTGATAAGGTTCTATCAGTAATAACCAAAAGCTGTGAGGGACCTGTATCCTATTTAGGCAGTAGAATTGCTATTGCAGCAAAACGGTTTGGTCATGTAAAGGTTGGAAAACCAGTTAAATATGGTTGTACTGTCAAGTCTAGTGTTGTCACTAATCTTGATGGGAATAAAGTCGGGTGTGAATCCCACTTTGACAACCTTGATGTATTATGGCGCACCGTTTGCGGGAGGAAATTGTTCCAAGCCCATATGCCGTTGTTTCATGAAACTCTGGGTGATTGGACCATCATAGTTAAGAAGATGATTAGTTCCACTCCCCACTACCTACGTAAGTCATCCCATGTCGGTCGTATACATTTAATAGTTGAGCCGGGTAAGATTCGCCACATAGTCGAGTTTTATCCCATATACCAGGCAGTCATTAGGCCCTTGGCTAATGCTCTGCAAAGATATCTTCACAGATTGCCATGGGACTGCACTCATGACCAAGATAAGCCCCTTGAAATAATACAAAGCAAACTTGCAAAAGGCGAGCGGGTATGGTCCTACGATTTGACGCAGGCGAGTGACCGGATCCCTCTTGATTTTCAAGAGTGTGTTTTGGACGCTATCCTGAAAGATCGTCGATCTAGGAGGTTCATGTCGTTATTTTTAATGATGACGTCATGTCCCTTCCACTTTAAGAGCGCTCAGGCTCAAATAAAGTGGGCCACGGGGCAGCAGCTCGGTTTATGTGTAAGTTTTCCTTTGTTTGCAATGACACATGGGCTCCTACTATTTGCACTCAACAACTATAAATGGGATAATGATTTCTATGTACTCGGAGGTGATGTTGTTATATTCAATCCTCTGTTGGCTAAACATTATAAGCGGATTTTCTCTAAGTATGTTTTGTTTTCTGAGTCAAAATCTTTAATAAGTAAACGAATCGCAACTTTCAGAGGTCGTATTATTACTCCCTCTGGGATACATGTCATTTTAAAACACCGCATGCCAACAGCTGCACATGCCGACTTTGCACGTATTCGTGGCTTTGAGGTTTTACGTAAATTCATCGGTAAGAGCGAAATAGCTGTATGTAAGTATTTGCTCCTACGCGCTTCTATGGGTTTGATGGATGCCAGTGAATTGGACTGCTCATTAGCGATAGAGGCTTTAAGTGACAATCGTCCTAACGTCCAGTTAGGCGCGATCTTGTTATCTAAATATCCTTTTACAGACATTAGAAAACGAATCGGCCGAGACCTGGCTTTGATCCATAAACCACCTGACGGTGATATAGAGGATCTTGAAAGGTTGTTTCCCGATTATAGTAAATCAA